GTCCCTTAAGGACTCCACCTGGGCTAACGCCCTTTATGGAACTAACCATCCATAACTCTGCATAGATCTATGCAGTGCATATGTTGGTCTATGCTCGCTGCGACGCCTTGATATGGTGTCGCTCAACAAGTACGGGAATTCCAGGATGGCCGGATATGTAACACAAAAAAGAAATCTCAATAGAGATTTCCGATTTGCTTATCGTCGCGAAAATGTCACTCATCCTTTCGAGGATAATGGCATTTTATGCACGTACAAATCCGACCAGGAGACCTTTTCTTATAGAAGTAAAGGTCAAGCGGATGTTGATCTCTCAAGGGCTCTCGATACAAGGACTTCTTATAATCCTTTTACCGAGACGAATCCGAATCTAGTTGATCCGGATGGCACCTTGTGGGATACTGGACACGAGTTTTTTACTCGTAAGAATACCGAAAGGTATTCCCATGAGAACATCTTTGTCAAGAATGCCAATGGCAATTCTTGGTTCAGAGGTCCTCTGTTCCTTGGTAATATAGGTGAACAACCCGTTGCTCCTTCAGTACCTAAACTGTCACTTAGTGATCAGAAGTACTGGGGGGCAAAGGCAATTGCTCAATCTACACCTACCAAGCCGCTTGCGAATACTGCCGTTATGATTGGGGAGCTCATTTCTGATGGGCTCCCTATCACTGGTAGGTTCCTCACTCATTTTGTCGACTCTTTCGACTTTGCTACCTTTAATCACGCTTTAAAACGTGAGGGCATCAAAGCTGCTAACTGGAAAGATTTTCTTTTCCGGGTTGGCGATTCGACGTTGTTGGCAAAATTTGCTGTTGAACCTTTTATCAGTGATCTGCTTTCAGTTATGAAAGCAGTATCTTCCGCTGCTCAGAGAATCGAGCAGTGGAAACGCGACAGCGGACGTCAAGTCCGTCGCTCCGTAGTGGTTAATGAAACAAACTACACGGAAAGCCATGTTTTAAGTGGTGAACCGTTCGTAGCGGGACTATCCAATTTTGGATGGTTCCCGGCTGATCAGCCGTTGCTTCAATACCCCACGCAGTTAATTGTCAGCACTGTCCGTAACACTAAGATCGTGTTTAGCGGCGCCTACATGTATTACGCGACTGTTGGAGAAACTCTCCTCGATCGCATTGTAGACTACGGCCGTAAGGCCGACCTCATATTGGGTTTAACGCCCAATATGGAGTTGCTGTGGGAATTAACTCCCTGGTCCTGGCTTGTCGACTGGCAGGCGAATGTTGGAGATGCAATCTCCAACGCCACTCGCTTTTCAGCTGATAAGCTTGTACTCCGGTATGGGTATCTGCAACAGGAAACTGTGCAGTTTAATACCTATACACCAGATCGTGTCGTCACATTTAAGGACGGCCAGATCTTTTCCCCGTATCGTCAACTTTCTGTGGTTCAGAAAGAGCGATACAAGGCTACACCGTACGGATTTGGTCTTGACCCCAACGGATTTTCCGCGAGTCAATGGGCCATTCTTGCAGCACTTGGTTTATCCAAGGGCGGTAAGAAACTACCCTAATACGGTAGGAGGACTTATCAACCTCAAAGCTGACATTCCGGGGTCTTCCCGGGTGTCTTCTGTACACGCTGTGAAGCGTTAACAAAGGAACATGTCATGGCATTCGCCGATCCTCAAACAGTAACCATCAGCGCGGTGGCGCAGACCCTTCCAAGGACTGCGTCAGGCGTCAACACCGGGTCCTTTACCAAGGACGACGGAAACGTCACTCTGACGGTCTCGCATACCTATGGTAAGCGAACCCGCCGTCTGATCCGTTTGAACCACCGCAAAATCGCAGCTGATCCACTGATCTCAGCGCAGTCCATCGTTTATTCGATGGGTGTGTCTGTCATCGTGGATACCCCGGTAACGGGATATACAGTTGCGGAGGCGAAGCAGGTTGTGGACGCACTTGTTGCGTACCTTACTGCTTCCACAGGAGCTCGGGTAACCCAGCTCCTGGGCGGTGAGAACTAACATTGGTCTCTCTGGATATAATAATCCTGGGAGTTCTTTTGTTTGTTCTACTGATTGTCACAATAGGGCTTTTGCCCCATGTGGGATCACGTTCGAGGAAGCATTAAGCTGCCTTGAACTGCCGGTTGGCGAGTGTATCATGACTTTGGATGAATATAACCGAAAGGCAATTCATGAAAAGCCAGATACTAATGTTCCAACAACAACTGCTGACTGAAGTCGGCGGTTGGTGTGGCGTTAGCACCCATCGTGATCTTAACCGGATCACGAGTCGGTTCGAACACGAGGGGCTGCCGTTTTTAACGGTGACCCTACCTGAGTTCGGAAAAGCGTTCGAAAGATCGCTTGACCGAGGTTTTACTCAGATGTCCGACTTCCCTGGTTACCCTGCTTATCGCAAGGATGGCCAGTCTGGAGTCGTCCCGATGTTTCTATCGGGATTTACCGGACAAGTGTTCGATCTTATGACTGGTGTGTTACTCGATGCTCCAAATGTTATAGCCATCCGAGCTATTCGCCAACTTACGTTTGCGTTTAGCAAGGTTGAAACCGACATCTCGGAAGAGAAGAAGGTTTTAGCATTGGAGAACTACATCGAGGTCGATAGACAAGTAGGTAGCTGGAATGCACGTTTTTTAGTTCAAGAGATCAGTTATCTGGTGTTTTTAATGACCAGATTTCACTCTTCGAACGCGCATCCACCTCGCTTTGGAGTTCACTTTTCTCACGTATTGATAAAACAATATATGAGGGAGTGCATCTTCCAAAGCATGGATCTGGATCAACCGCAGATGGGCTTAGAGGAAACTCTAAGTACCGGCAGACGATCTGGACTGATCGTTTGGAATACTACTTCCCGTTTAGGGAGTACGTATATCCAACGTTCAGCGCTAGCTTAGCTAGCGACCAGCCTATTTGGCTTGAACCCGAAGCTGAATTACCTGTTAAGGTAATTACAGTTCCTAAAACAGCGAAGGCACCACGTATTATTGCTATGGAGCCGACATGTATGCAGTATGCACAACAGTCGATTCTTGAACAAATCGTGGCTGAACTTGATCACGCTTACAATGTGAAAGAGTTCATCGACTTCTCAGACCAAGTCCCTAATCAGGAGATGGCCTGTGAAGGTTCCCTTTACGGGAACTTAGCTACACTTGATTTAAGTGAAGCTAGTGATCGTGTCTCCGTTCTGCTTGTTAGGAGTCTACTTAAGAACCATCCGCACTTGCTAGGCGCGGTGGAAGCCAGTAGATCAACCAGAGCAGGCGTACTTAATCAGGTCATTGACTTGAATAAGTTCGCGTCTATGGGTTCAGCTCTATGCTTTCCGTTTGAGGCTATGGTCTTTTTGACCATAATCTTTTCCGTGATAGCTGAAGAGCTTAACACAACAGTGTCCCAGCGGCTGCTTAAGCGGCTCAAAGGGAAGGTGCGTGTCTATGGAGATGATATTATTATCCCCGTAGAGTACGTCGTTCCTGTCATCTCACGACTTGAGGCCTTTGGCCTTAAAGTCAATAAGGGCAAGTCTTTCTGGACTGGGAAGTTCAGAGAGTCTTGTGGTAAGGAGTATTACGATGGCTTTGACGTATCAATAGTCAGAGTTCGTCGCGATCTACCTACCAACAGGAAACACGTCCCAGAAGTTGTATCTGCTGTCTCTCTTAGGAACCAGTTATTTAAAGCTGGTTACTTTGATACAGTAGAATGGCTCGACCAACTGATTGAAAAGGTAATACCCTTTCCAATTGGTGAGCCAACATCTCCTGGTTTAGTGCGCCATGCGTATACTAGGCCATTAGCCGAACGTACGCATCAAGGTTTACAACACCCACTTGTAAGGGGTGTAATATACCGAGAAACAATTCCAGTTGACAAACTGGATAGTTATGGTGCTCTAATGAAGTTCTTCTTGCGAAGGGGTGAGGACCCCTTCGAGGATAAGAAGCACCTCGAACGTGCAGGACGCGCCGTGTCGTCAACACTACAACACGGATGGTTCAGACCCTATTAAAGGGTCTGAAATGGGTGATTAATACCCACCCTAACAGGAG